GCGGATGTCGCGGCGGGCAATGCACAAGCGTCAGGCTACCTGAACCAATCTAACGCGGTGACGAACGCGCTCAATCAGGGCATGAGTTCGTACATCATGAGCAAATATCTTGGCGGTGGTTTGGGCGGCGCGCAAGGCAAATAACCGTAAAGGGACAGAACGATGGTTGATTACAACGCCGCGCTTCCGCAGCTCCAACAATTTCAAGCGCCAAACATGCTTGCTATGGCCGAGATGGCTAACAAGATGCAGCTTTACAATACCATGCGGCAAGAAAAAGAACGCGGGTTTGCCGAAAGCAACGCGCTGCGCGATTGGATCAAAAACGGTGGCGATGTTACGACGCCGGAAGGTCAACGCGCAGCGGTGGCGCTTGCGCCCAATGCTGGGCCTGGCTTCATAAAATCAAATCTTGACATCATCGGTCAAGACCGTGCCAACAAGCAAGCGGCGTTAGGGCTGACAGAGACGCAAGGGCGTATAAACGCGCAAGGCCCTGCGTTGCAAGCATCAAAAGCCGAAGCGGCGGCAAAAACAATTGCGTTTCATCGTAATACCGCGCCTATGGTAAAAGACCAAGCTTCGTATGACATTTGGCGCGCAAACGTAGCAAAAGATGAAACAGGCGCTGAAGCTAATCTAGACCCAATTTATAGCGCCGAAAATATGCAACGATATATGATGACCGCAGATCAAAGTTTGGAACAACTTAAACAGGCCACAGAAGGCACCATAAAAGAAATTGATTTGCCTGGTGGCCGTAAAGGATTTGTGCGGATTACGTCCAAAGGCGTTGAAGCGCTTCCTCAGATTGGCACGCCGGGAGCGCCGATACCTACGCAGCCGTTTGCTGCGCCTGCTGCTGCTGCTGCGCCTGCTGCTGCTGCGCCTGCTGCTGCTGCGCCTGCTGCTGCTGCGCCCGTTGATTTGGCGTCGGGTATGCTCCGCAAATACGAAGGGTTTCGCGAAAAACCGTATTATGATGTTGATGCGTATCGCGCGGGTTATGGCAGCGATACCGTTACGCAACCTGACGGCACCGTGGTTAAAGTGCAACCGGGTATGCAAATCACCAAAGAAGACGCGGAGCGTGATCTGTCCCGCCGTTTGAACACCGAATTTACGCCTAGAGCTACGGCACAAGTTGGGGCTGGCAATTGGACTACGTTGCCTGCGCCCGCGCAAGCTGCGCTAACGTCCGTTGCCTATAATTACGGTTCGTTGCCCAAGACAGTTGTGGCAGCGGTCAAGACCGGCGACATTAACGCAATTGCTGACGCAGTGCAGGCGTTGAAAGACAACCCCGGTCGCAGAGCGCAGGAAGCGGCGGACATTCGCGGTAACGGCCTTATTCAGTCCAGCGCGACTGTTCCATCTATGACGATGGGTCAACAATTCGCCGTTCCCGGCAGTGTGCCTGGTGGTCTAAACGCACTTGCCCCCATGGCGGGTGTGCCTGTCGGTGGGTTTAATAATCTTGCACGGCCTTCTGCCTTGTCGCTTAATCCGTCAATTGCGGGCGGCCCGCCTGCCGCCGCGCCTGCTACCGCACCGGCAACCACAACTAAACCGCCAGTGCTGGCTGATATATCGCCCGCAGAAGCTGAAAAGCGCGATGCGGTGCAGGCAACAGCGATCAGGCAATATATTGCGGCGCAACAAGCACTTGATGAGCAAATCAAGAACGTGCAAGAACTTAAAACGCACCCTGGCTTGTCCGGTATGACGGGGTCTTTTGCCGGGCATCCTTATGTGCCAAATCTTGCACAAGACACCGTAAACGCACAAGAATTGCTGACCAGCATCACTGAAAAAGGCAAACTTGAGGAACTTCTAAACCTCAAGGCTATGGGTGGTTCGCTGGGTCAAGTTGCGGTGAGCGAAGGCGAAGGTCTTAAAAAAGCGCACGGCGTGTTGGGTCAACGGCAAGATACCCAAACTTTTACGCGCCGCGTTGGGCAACTTGAAAGCAAACTGACGGCGGCAAAGAGCGCGTTGAAAGATGCTTTCGAACAACAATACGCCTATCGTGGGATTCCGGCACCGGATGTTCCTAGTATGCCCGAAGTAGAAATGCCCAAATCTGCTGCCCCGGTTGAGACGGGCGTAGCGCGAAATGAAAAAGGTAGGCGGGGCACGTTAAATGCCAAGCCATTATCTGGAAACATTGACTTCGGGAGCCTACCCTGATGGATGTACGTTTGCCGGATGGTACGGTCATAAACAATGTCCCTGATGGCACCAGCAAGGCTGATTTAATAGCCAAGTTGAAGTCGGGGGGCTACGACACATCTAAATTAGAAGAAATAGCTGCAAGCGCGCGCGCGCCTGAAGCGGCCCCAAGAGGCACTGTAGGAGACTACGCAAGCGCCCTTGGAAAAGGCGTAATGGCAATGCCGGGGAATATAGCTGCGGTAGGACCGGGGCTTGTTCGAGGCGTTGCGGATGTGACCGATACCGCCGCCTTGTTAGGGGCGCGAGGGTTAGATTATCTTATGCCGCAAGGGCAAGCAGCCAGCGCCGTGCCGTCTGGACGACCTGGTATGCGCGCTGGTCTTGACGTATTAATGCCGCCTGCGCCGCCGCAGAATCCTGAAGTTAACCGCGAAGAAGTCATTCAGTCCAGCATTGACCGTAGAAAAGCTGAATACGAAGCAAAATGGGGTAATCAAGCCCTTGGGGATGTTGCGCGCACTGTTGGTCAGGTCGGCGTTACGCTTCCAATAGGCGGCGTTATCGCTGCGCCGATTAGAGCGACAGCGGGCGCAGTTGTTGACATGGCCCCTTCATTGGCGCGGTTTCTTACGCCGCTTGCCACTTCATTGGAGACTGGCGGTTTTCAAACCGGGACAACTGGTCTAGCCAATGTTGCGGCTAAAACTGTTGGCGGCGGCGTTACCGGCGGCATAGCAGCGGAGGCAATCGAACCCGGTACGGGAAAAACGGGCGCGGTTATCGGCGCTGCAATACCCACCATTGCTGCGCCCGTTGTTAAAGGGGTGTACAATTATGGACAACGGTTAGCCGATGTACATGGTAACGCGCTTCTGGACATGATGGAAGGCAAAGGAAAAGCCATCCTAAACACTCTGCGTAATCCTGAAGCTATCATTGTGCCGGGGACAGAGCCTCATGCGGGCGAGATAGCTTCATCTGTGGGGTCTAGTAAGTTTGCGGCGGGCGTTGAAAATTTACGCAATACACCTGCGTTTGCTACCGAAAGAGCCGCGCAAGAAGCCCAGACTAATGAAGCCCGGCTTGCGCAAGAGGCGCGGGTACAAAACGTCGCCGAAACTGAAAAACAAAAAAAGATTACCAAATTGACCGCGCAGATCGACAACGGTCTGGTAACGGTAAATCCCGACGCCATAGGCGCCGGGTTGAAAAACATTGCCGTAAAGGAAAAAGACGCGCTTAAACCCGTAATCAGACAAGCGTACAAAGATGCTTTTGCGCTTGCGCCAAACGAAAAAATTGACATTGGAAACGTTATCAAAAAGGCAGAAGAAATTCTTGGGCAGCCTTTGTCTGAAATTAATGTTGAAACGCAACCAGACATCGTAAAAAAATTGTTAAAGTTGAAACCTGCCGCACCGCAAGGCGAGCCCGTTCGCGGATTGCGCCTTGAAGCTACGCCTGCGCCCGCCGCCGAACGTGCGGCAGTGACGTTGGAAGAAACAGATGCTCTTCGCAAAGCTATCAACGAAGACATTGCCAGCGCAAAAACCGCCAACGCCAACCCCGCGCAGGCGACAAAACTCGCCAAATTGGGGCAATTGCATAAAGCTTTAGATGAGGCAGTTGGCAACAGCACAGCAATTTCAGATGAAGCCAAAACAGCTTACGCACAAGCCGTCAATCTATACCGCACTCAATACGCCCCCCGTTTTAAGGAAGGCGTAAACGCGCAAATCACCGCAAGAGGCCCTTGGAGCCAAGATACGGTGCTTGCCGAAGATGTTATTAAAAAGTATTTTTCGCCTGGCGGCGCAACCGAAGCTAAACAATTTGTTAACTTGTTTGGCAATAACGCGGATGCGGTCAAAATTGCGCGTTCGGGCATTGAAGACCTGTACCGTCAAAAAGTAACGGATGCCGTAACTGGCGCAGTAGATTCCGGCAAACACGCTGCGTTTGTAAAAGAATACGCGCGCCCGTTGGCTATTCTTGACGAAGCTGGAATGGGTTTGAAAGACAAGTTTGCCCAGATTGGCGCAGACGCAAAACGGCTAGAAGAAGTGCAAAAACTTGCGACCGCCAGCGGTAATAAATTGGCCCCGCCACTGCCGCCAGGCGCTAACGCCCTTGCGGTGCAAAAACGTATCGACGAATTAACTAGCAAATTGAACCCCGCACAACTGACCGAAGTTGACGCGGTTCGAAAAGATCTAGCCCGCGCGGCGGAGTATCAGCGTTTAGCGGCGATAGGTTCTGGCGCGGCGGGTAAACAAACACTTATGTCAGAAGCTGCCGCAGTTCCCGGCGCGGAGTTAGCCGCAGCGGTAGTTCCCGGCAAAGGAAAATTAGCCACATCTACCGTTGGTTACATATTTAACAAACTGACCGGCAAGATGGATGACAAAATTGCGCTTGAATTGGCGCGCGAATTGTCTAATCCTGCGTTGGCTGAACCGGCTATCGCAGGCGCGTTGCAAAGGCAAGCTTCGCGGGAAACGCGGAACGCCCTGTTTAGCCGTTACGGTGCCCGCCCCGCAAGTATTGCTGCGTCTCAAATGCGCTCTAACCCTGATGCAGGTCCGTGATGCCCGACACGAAGCTGGCCGTTGATGGTGCAATCGCTGCGGGGGCGCTGACGCTCCCGTGGTGGGCTGTCGATCTGGGAGCTTGGGCCGGGCTTGGCGTCACGCTGGCGACACTCGCGCTGCTTATCATACGCATACGCATCGCCATCCGCGACTGGAACGCAGGCCCCGAGAAAATCTGATGGATCCACTTACACTCTTGGCCGCAGCCAAGGTCAGCTACGAAGCCCTCAAGGCTGGCATTGCGGTTGGCAAAGAGCTGCAAGGCATGGCGAAGGATCTTGGCTCGCTGTTCGACAGCATAGCCGCGATCACCCGCGTAGCCGCCGACCCCAAAGGTAACTTCGCAGCCGGCAAATCCGCGCAGCAGATCGCCATGGAAGCCTACGCCGCCAAGGCGGAAGCCGACCAGATGATGGAAGAGCTGAAAAACCATTTCATTGGCGAGTTTGGCATCGCCGCCTGGGACCAAGTGTTGGCCGCCACGACACAGATCAAGAAGGATCAGAAAGCGGCGGCGTTGCAAGCGCAGAAAGATCAAGAAGACTTCATGCACAATGTGATGCTGTGGGGAACAGCGTTCCTTATTTTTTTGCTCGTTGTCGCCCTGTTTAGCTTGGCGACCATCGCACTCTTCCGATAGGGGCGCACCCATGCAGATGAGCCAAGGCGGTCTTGACAATCTTCTGAAGC